TCAATATCAAGAACATTCATGCGATTGTATTTGCCTCACGCACGACAGACTTTGAAGGTGAGGCAAATACAATCGCATGAATGTTCTTGATATTGATGCCTGTACTACACGTTCCATAAGATGCGACAAGTACACTGTTATCATGCTTGTCCACGATCTTGCGTATCTGTTCACGATCTTCCACATCCGTCTTACCAGAAATAAAGAATACTTCTTTCTTTTTGTCTTTTGACAATTGTTGGAAAAGTGGGACTCCGTGCTTTTCCACAAAATTAAACAAGACAAGGACGTTGCCAGGAATATGGTTAGCAAGATTACATATAAAATTGTTCCTCTTATCATTAAGAACCAACCATTCTATTTCTTCTTGATACTTTGCTCTCTTGATCTGCGAGACATCAGATTCAGGATATTTGAGTATCAGACAATTAATATTTAGTTGTGCCAATACTTCACGGTCAATTAGTTCTTTGGTGTGTGTGACCCGATAGAGTGTTCCAAATAGTCCTTCGAGAACCAACTGATGAACCTGAGTTCCGTCAAGAGTTCCCGTGGTTCCGATACGATATTCACATTGCTTCAATCTTGTCATGATTTTTGTCAATGACTTTGCTTTGAATAAATGGGATTCGTCTCCAATGATCGCATCAAACTGTTCAAAAAAGGATTCGGGAAGAGTGTGAAGACTCTGCCATGTAGAAATAATGATACGAGCATTTGTCTGCTTTTCCTGACCACCATATATCAAGTGAATGTTCTTGGCAAATTTCTTGTCATTTGCGTAGTCTATAAAGTCCGAACACATCTGAGTAACCAGACCTGTCGTTGGTACAACTACCAAAATCTTTTTGTCGGTTCTCTTCATGAGTTCTAAAATGCAAAAATAGATGATCAAACTCTTACCACTTCCCGTTGGAGAGATCAGGAGAGTCCTACGTTTTGATATGGCGTGCTTTACCGCGTCTATCTGGTAGTCGTGCGGTTGAATGACCTGACCGTTAGAATGGACTGTAGGGAATTCTACGGGGTCTTCTGAGGGGTGTAGACCGTCTTCGTACTCTACCTTATACCCACGGTCCTTGGCAAATGACAGAACATATGGTAAAAGACCAGCATATATCTTATTCGTTAGAATATTAAAGAGACGAATTTTGCCATCCCATCGTTTCTTGCGAAACGCAGGATTATATTGAGAGTTCGGAACACGAAATGTGAAGAAGGAACTTAATTCTTTTGCGATTCCTTTTTCACAATCAATCTCAATGTAGACGGAATCTATGGTCTTTATACGAATCATAGTCCTTGAGTGAACTTGATCCATTCAATTGAAGATCTTATATTCCAAATCTTATTGGAAATGATCTTGGCAACTGATTCAATATAGTTCACCTTCTCCTTCTGAAGAAATACTTTATTTGAAAGATTGATGACACTTGAGTCACTTTCAATAAAGCGATCAAGTTCGTTCTTGAGAATTGCCAGATCAAAGGGTTCCCATCCCTTTTCTCTTAATTCTTCTTCTGACATTTTGCCAGAATAGTACAACCACTTGTCGCGACGAAGAACTTTGAGTTCTGATTCGTATCTTTCAAGAATCAACTTCTCATCCATCAACATACAGAGATATTTGTTGTGAAGTTGAGGAATCTTTGAAGATTCGTCGTCTAAATGATTGATGTCAATTGCGGTATCAAGTTCTGCTTGTGCTTTAATTTGTTGAATATTCATAATAAAGAGTATACCAAATCAGGGGGTGTTTTCAAATACTTCTACTTCATAGTGAGTATATGCAAATGTAGAAGTGGCAATCACTGTTTCAGAATCTACTGCCGAAGAGTCAAAATCAATTCCACTCAAAAATGTGGGAAATACATTTCTAAATTTAATTGCCATTTGTGGTCTGTAATTGCTATTCATGACAAGAATATACGCACTGGCGACCTTTTGTGGTTCATTGAGAACTTCATATGAAGTCTTATATCCGATACCTAGATCCTGCATCCAGTTGTATATTTCCAACCAGTTCTTCATTTCTTCGTCTACGGCAAATCCAATTTGAAGATCCTCGTAAACATATGAAGTTCCAGGTCTACGAGAGACAATACCAGTAGGGTTTGAATTTTGAGACACACCAAATGATAGAGAAGGAATGTTTGCTCTTTGACAGAAGTATGTGACGGTTGGGCATCTTGTTAATACAAATCTAAACTTATTGCCAGTAAGAACATTGTGTGTTGCTGGTTGAAATTCATTCTCAAATAGAAAATCTCCAGGCATATCGCGAAGAATATTACTTGGCACATTTCCTGAAATAATTTGTTCGCTATTGTTTGGCATATAGAGTATTTATAAAGAAAAACCCACGGGTTTCCCCGTGGGTTCTCTGATGACTATTGTCTACTTATCACCAAGTTACGCCAGCGGCATTGCCGTGGAGGTTCTTGACTGCGAAGAGACGGTAGTATGCGTTGGTTGATGCCTCAAGACCATCACTGGTGTTGAGGTTGCTGAAGGTTGACTCACGACCACCTGCGAATGGATTGGCGACAAGACCGTAACGAGTCTTGAAACCAATCTTTGGTTGGAAGGTGTCTTGACCAACTGCACGGACCATTTGTAGAGGAACGTATGGGCAGTAGAAGAATCCTGCGTCGTATGGCGAGGTTCCCTTGTAACCAACGGTGATGAAGTTGATGTTGTTGGCAACAAATGGGTCAATGTAGACCTTGAACTTGTTGTTGAGAACACCTGCGAATACGTTACCAGTGTCGTCAACTTGCATGTCAACGTTGAGTGCTGGCGAGAGGTTAAGGAATCCACCCATTGCGAGAGCACTTGCAACGTCTGCGGAGCAAACGATGAAGTTACCCTTTCCTCTACGAGTATCCTTAGCAATTTGGTTTGCTTCGCGTTCAATTTGGAACATAAGTCCGCGATAACGTTCTGCTGACCAACGACCGTCTGAGTCTGCGAGAAGGTCGTAGATACCACCATTGCCTGCTGCTGAGTAACCAGCGAGGTCGCGGTTGACTGCACCAGTCTTAGCAACGTAATACATTGCGCGAAGAATTTCGCGGTTGATTTCGTTCATGATTTCAACCGAAAGGATGTTGGCGAGTTCTGCCTCTGCGTCAAGACCGTGAACTGCGCGAAGGTCTTGTGCAAGTTCTGTGGTGTATTCTGCCTTGAGAGCGCGTGATCTTGCTTGTACTGCGACTCTTTCGATGCTGAATGCCATCTCACGGAAGTCACCTGACGATGAGTTCTTGCCGAGAGTTTCAGCAGTCGAGGTAAGCATACCGCGGAATGAAGTAAAGGTGTCTGGACGTGAATCAAGATATGTATCACCTTCGTTGTAAAGACCATTAAATGCGCCAAGAGTGTGACCAGCAAGGAGGTTTTCATACGAAAGAGTTCCGCCTGCGCCACCAAGTCTGGTTGCACCAGAAGCACCAGAAACTTTTGCCCATGGTTCGTCAAAGAGTGCTTCGTCACCTTGAGTGTAACCATTGTTGTCGTTTCCGTAACGAGCGCGCATTGCAAAGATAAGACCAGTTGGAGCACTCATTGGTTGAACGCCTGCGATGTCGTATGCTACGACGTTTGGCATTGCGCGACGAACGAGTGAGATAAGAACTGGATCGTAACCAGCAAAGTTACCTGCTGAACCGACTTGACCAGTGATGAAGTTGCCACCGACACCAATTGGGCCCATGGTATCTTCAAAGAGATTTCCTGCTCTCTCTTCTTTCATTGCCTTGACTTGGTTCTCAAGAAGAACTGCGGTTACGCGCTTCTTGTGAAGATCGCCAATGCTTGGAAGATCGCCGTGCTCAAGTACTGGGGACCACTTCTCTACGAGTGAATCATATGGGGTTGTGTTGTTAAAATCTACTGACATGTGTTTTCTCTCCTGTATTCCTTTTTATTTATTAAATTTAATATTTCAGATGAAATTGTCCTTGACAATGTTTGGATTAATTAATGATGCCAATTTTTGATTTTGCTCTGGAACTGCTTTCTGAATCATTGGTTTATTCTTCTGAAGAAGCGAAAGAGTATTGACTACAGATTCCATCATTGGATCCGTAGAGTCTGAAGTTCCGACAAACGATCCATCGGTATCTTCGGTGAGCATTGCCTGTCTTGAAGCACCTCTAGATTGAGTCTTGCCATTTCCAAAGTATGATTCGCGAAGAAGTGCTACTTTTTCCGAATATTGCTCTGGACTTTCAAACTCAATGCCTTCTGCTAGTTTAGCAAGTTTCTCGACTTGAGTGTCAGCAAGACCTTGTGCTTGTTGCATGAATGCTTCTGCACAGAGGTGAGCATTTACTTCATTCTTAAGTGCAACATTCTGACGAATAAGATCATTTACACTCTCTTGAAGTTCTTCGTTGGCATCATAAAGATCATCAAGAACATCATACTTTTCATGTGGGACATCAATGAATGAAGATTCAAATAGATCCTTGAGTCCGTGAATGAAGTTTTCTGCGATTTCAGTGCGAAGACCTCTCTCGACGGCAACCTTATTCTCTGTCATCCACTCAGAAATTACATAATTAAGGTAGTTATCAACTTGCTCAATAAGTGCTTCTGAAGTTCCAGCAGTTGATTCAAGAACTACTTCCTTTGCTGCCTGTTGTGATTCTAGAACTACTTCCTTTGCTGCTTGTTGCTGTTCTTCAATTATTTCTTTTGCTGCTTCAAGAATATGAGACTCAAGGAAAGTTACTCTTTCGTTGATTGCTGCTTCAAAGATGGTCTTTGCCTTTTCTTTGAAATCTTCGCTGAGATCTTCTCCATCAAAAAGTGCCTCTAAGTAATCAACTCCTTCTTCTTGGACTTGTTGATTTTTCTTTGCCTTCTTGAGAAGTTGCGCTGGTGATAATGTTTGCATATTTCCCATAGCAACATTTGGATCAGCAAGAGGAGGATTGATTACAGCACCACGACCTGTTCCGTCGTCGTAAAGTGCTGGTGACGAATATTCTGCATATGGGTTATTATCTGGCATTATTTTTCTCCATTTAATGTTCTAAAAACTATTTAGAATTATTTATAATTTCACTTAAATTCTTGGTCTAAGTAGTCCTATTCTGAGTCTATTCAAAAATGAATCTGGATCTCCACCCCGTGCTCTTATAACGTTTCTTCCTGCTGCTCGGTGTCTTACGACATCGTCTTGCCTGTTTCTGCGAAGAGCATCTGCTGTGGTTTTTGCATCTTTTTCTGTATCTTGTGCCGCTTTATACAATCCACCAAGTCCAATTTTTCGTAATCGTATTGGACTACCACTAGCGGTCCAGTTTGGATTTCTTCCTGCTAGTTGTTCACGATTTCTAGCATCTTGTGTCTTTAATGTAAAAACACTTCTTGCGTAATTTGGATCCTTTGCTCTTTCAGATCTAGTCCTAGCTTGAAGAGAATGTCCAAGTCTGTATGTTTCTGAATCTGATTGGTATTTTGCAACATCGGCACTGCTAGCACCAGGTCCAGGATGTTTTGGGGCCTGACCTCCGAGACGAGCATAATCATCTCTGACATTTTGCAATTTTCCAGGATCCATTCCTAATTTTTCGGCAGTTTTGTTAAGTTCCCATCTACCACTAACATGTTGTTGATAAGCAGTTTTTCTCTGAAGAGCTTTCTGGGAAAGGTTTGCTGCTCCTTGAATTACTCTATTACCAATTTCTTGTGCGAATCTGGCAATTCTACCACCAGTTCCTAATTGTTGCTCACTAATCATCTGAGCAATAAATGGAATATTGCTTCTGATGAGAGAAGCAACTTCCGAATTATTTTGAACTGATTCTTTTAGAATATTCATAGTCTTCCCAAGAAGTCTTTAAATAACTTTAGAGCATTTTCTTCTAGTTTTCTTTTTGGAGTTCTTTTTAATTGTTTTTCATATGTTGCAATTTGCTTTTCAACTAGAAGTCCATTCTCCCATATCCATTCCTTACCCTCAAGAATGCCATTGACAAATGCGTTTGGTGCTGAAGGATCTGCAACAATATCAATTGCTGCAAGAGTAAAGTCTTCTTGTACAATATTTACTCCACCTTGAGCCTTCAGTGATCCCATGCCTCTGGAAGAAACTCCAAGCTGTGCTCCTTCGTCAATGAGAGATTTTACAATCTTACCCATTGGAGTATCAAGAACCTTTGCCTTTCCTATGATCTGATTGCCACTCTCATTTAGATTTACAACCATATGACAAACGCGATCAAGATTAACAGTAGGACCAGATGGATGGTTTAATTCGCCAAGTGCTCTATTTTTATTGACATATTCTTTGATATATCTTTGACATTCTTTTTTAAGAATGCTTTCATTATACATTCTCTTATTACGATTGACAACACCAGCTTCCATCATGACACCAGTGATGAAGTAATTCTTACCACCAGCTTCATTAGATTCAACGATGGTTTTAACGTCTTCAATTGTTTCTGTGATTAGTTTCATGATGGTTCCTAAATTATTATTCGTCTTCTGACGTATCTTCTAGAATAGAAAGATATTCTTGGGCAATTTCTTGAATTTCTTCTTCGGTTAATTCTTCGCCAGTTTCTTCTTGAATCTCTTGAACAATCTGAACAATTTCGTTTTGGAATTCTTCAAGAAGCATGTCATCTGTGATTTCTATGTCTTCTTTTACTTCCTTTGCTGCCTTTTTCATTGGTTCTTTTTTATTACCATCTTTATCCAAATCTAGAAAATCTGGTTTAGAACCTTTCTTGGATTTGCCTTCGTTAAAAAGAGAAGGACCATAATCTGCTAATTTGTCTTCAAGAGCATTTCCCAATTTGGAAAAAAGCGATTCGTTAATAAGTTTCTTGGCAGAAACGATGTCTTCTTGTATAAGTGCGTTTAAAATTTCTCTACTATTTGACATTTTTATCTCCTAAACTTATATATAAGATTTATTGAGGTGGTTGTCCTTGTTCGTCTACCAGACCCAATTGCTGCATTTCTATTTGCTGCTGTATTTGTTTCTGACGATCCACTTCCATTTCTTCATCCATACGAGCAATTTCTTCTTCAGACTGCTTGAGAATGTTCTTTCTCACATACTTGGCAGAGAAGAACATTCCAGTATATTGACCAATCGTGTTAAGCATGTTAATTCGTTCGGCAAGAATCTCGTTCTCTTTGAGATCGTTGAAATATGAATCTTTGCTATAGACAATCTTCATGTCCTGATAATGATCTTTCCAGTCGTCAGGAGTCAATATGCCTTTTAGAACTGACTGCTTCTTGAGCATGTCCAGGAACATAAAAGAGAACTTATTCTGAAGTCTTTCAATGAACTTGTAGAACTTCACTTCGTCTCTGGTTATTTCACTGCTTCTGCCTAGATTGAATCCAGTCTGAACTTCCATTCGCGTAAGTGGAACATTAAGTGCTCTGTATACCTTACGGAGTAGATACTCAACGTCTTCCATTTCGCTGAGTCCTTGACCACCTGGAAGTGTTTGAATCTCAGTTCCTCTTCCACCCTCTCTACGAGGCAACCAGTAATCCTCAAGCATGGAGAAATGGTTTCTCTGGTCTTTAATTTCTCCACTTGATGAATCGTATGTGAGTTTATTACGATAACGATTCATGAGTGACTTCATGTATTCTTCTGCTTTGTTCTTTGGAAGATTTCCAACGTCAACGTAGAATACTCTTCGTTCTGGAGCACGGGCAATGCGGTATACGACCATTGCGTCTTCTGTCTGACGCAACATGTTGAGT